GAACTTGCGCTCAGTGGCATCCCTGCTCTGGCATCCTTCTCCGACTCCCCTCCTGTACCCCTCTCGCTCGTACTTCCTCGTGCTTCCTCGCGCTTCCTTTGCGCAAGGATTTTTCGGGATTTGCCCTGAGTTCGTAGAATCCTTGCGCTAAGCCCTGTCCCAGCGCAAGGATTCCACGAAGTTCCCTTTTTTTCCGAGAAATCCTTGCGCTACTGCGCTACTGCGCGTTCCATCCCGCAAAACAACCACACAACAGTGGGACGCAACGCAATAATCGACGATTTCGTCGTCGCGTGACAGACCGAATTGTCACGCGACGCGGTTTTGCCCCATTTTCACGCCGCGTGACAGACCGGCCTGGTTCAGCCCGGCACAACCCCGCGCCGAATCATTGCAATTCCGCCGTTTTGCAATTACGCAGCACGCCGACAGCACGACGACTGAGCATCACCCCCCGATCGCAGCATGTCACGCGACGCGGTTTTACCCGTTTTTTGCATCGCGTGACAGACGGTCCGGACGGGTCCGGACTGGCACAGACCGGACTGGCACAGACCGGTTCAGCACAGCACAGCCAAGGGTTATGCAGCAAGAGTGCGCTACTGCGCTACAGCACTCGCGCTAAAACAATGTGCCGTCTCGGGGCATGGTTGCGCTACAGCAGCGCGCTACAGCCGCACCCCGCTCTCTCGTTCCTAGCGCCCAACCATAGTGACCATGGTGCCCCACTATCCAGCCCACGAAAACAGCAACAGTCTCAACAAAAGCGACGCATACGCGAGAGCCCGACTCGCACACAAACCAACACCGAACGCCACCACGATGCCACTGAGCACGAGCGGCGACTGGTAACCCCAGGGGGAGCCACCCCAGCCCCGGCCCTCACTGCCACCTCGGGCACAGGGCCGTTCTCTCCCCGCAGTTTGCATCCGTGACATGTCACGGAAGATTGGAGGTGTCACGGATGCGAGCATGCGCCCACTGCGGCAACCCACTGCCCCCGAACATGCGGTCCACCGCCAAGTACTGCGGGGCCGCGTGCCGGAAGGCCGCGCAGCGAGCCCGCCAGAACAAGACCGACCCATCACGTCCCTCGTCGAAGCCCGAACCGGAACGCGACGCGAAGCCCGCGCCTCTGACCGGCCGCGAGTTCGACCGGATGATGGATGGAAGCATGGAGGACGAGCTGCGTCACGTGCGCGACCGTTTGAAGGCGTATGTGGATGATCCGGACACGCCGGCGAACGCGATGCCGAACATCGTCGCCAAATACCTCGCCGTGTGCGAGAAGTTGCACAGTCTGTCCGGTGGTGATCCGCTGGCCGGACTGCTCGACGAACAGGAGGTGGGCGAGGATGTCGGAGCGTCGGTTGTCTGAGATCGCGGTTCACTTGGTCCGGCCGTCGGGTATCGTCGGCTCGGATTTCACCGTGTTGAACAAGGTCGCCGTCAAGGCGGGCATCTCGTATGACCTGTGGCAGCAGGGGCTGCTGTATCTGATGCTCGCGAAACGCGAGGATGGCAGGTACGCGTGTGGGGAGGGCGGCACCGTCGTCTCCAGTTGCCGTCAGATCGGCAAGACGTTCACGATCGGCACGGCGATGTTCATCCTCGCGATCCTGCGCAAGGGGCTGAAGGTCATCTGGACCGCGCATCACACGCGCACGTCGGATGAGACGTTCGCCGACCTGTGCGACATCGCCAGGAACCGGGTGCTCGGCGGCTACGTGGAACGCATACGCCGTGCCAACGGCCAGCAGGAGATCGCGTTCCGCAACGGCAGCCGGATCATGTTCGGCGCGCGTGAGAACGGTTTCGGCCGAGGCCTGCACTCGGTGGACGTGGAGGTGTTCGACGAGGCGCAGATCCTGACCGTGCGCGCCTTGGACAACATGATCCCCATCGTCAACGTGAGCCCGAACCCGCTAGTCGTGTTTTTGGGTAATCCGCCCAAGCCCGGCGACCAGTCCGAGGCGTTCGAGGAGAAACGCCGCAACGCGCTCAACGGGACGGACGGCATGGTGTACGTGGAACTGTCGGCGGACCGGGACACGGACCCCGACGACCGCGAGCAATGGGCGAAGGCCAACCCGAGCTATCCGAAACGCACGTCGGAGACCGCGATCCTCAGGATGCGCAACCTGCTGTCGGAGGACTCGTTCCGCCGCGAGGCATTGGGCGTGTGGGACGAGACCGCGGCGCATACGGCCATCGACCCGGAGCAGTGGAAGCAGGCCTCCATCGACGGCCCGGTCATCCCGGACTCGTCCGATCTGGTCGGCTACGCGATCGACATGAGCCCCGACCGGAGCACGCTCGCCATCGGCGGAGCCGTCAGGCATGCGGACGGTTCGGCGCACGTCGAGCTGCGCGAGTTCGAATCCACGAAAGCCAAAGGCAGCATGTGGGCGGTGGACTACATCGCCGGGCACTGGCCCCGCGCCGCATCCGTGGTCATCGACGGCCAATCCCCGGCCATGGCGCTCCTGCCTGACCTCAAGGCCCGGCATGTGAGGGTGATCGTCACGAACGCGGGCGACATGGGACGCGCCTGCGGGCGCCTGCTCGACATGCTGCGCGACCATAAGCTCACCCACCTGCCCGACAGCGAACAGCCCGCGCTCGCCACGGCGGTCGCCAACGCGACCACGAGGAACATCGGCCAGTCCGGCGCGTTCGGCTGGAACAAGACCGGCAGCGACATCGACATCAGCCCCCTGGTGGCGGTCACACTCGCCCTCTACGGCACCTACATCACGAAACGCAACCCCAACAGACGACAGGAGGTGATGGTCTGACATGACCGACCTTTCCATAGCCTCCGGAACCCCATACCTCAACACCGCCGGCTCGCTGATCAGCCACGTCAGGGGCGTGCCGGACGACGACATGCGCACCATTCGCCGCCTGCTCAAGGTGTGGCGCGACCACTACGCGCGCAACCTCCTCAGGAGCGCGTTCTACGACGGCAAACAACGGTTCAACAACCTCGGCATATCCATACCCAACGTCGTGGCCGCCAAGGCCGGCGTCGTGGTCGGTTGGCCGCAGAAAAGCGTGCGTGCCCTGGCGGACAAGAGTGTGTTCGAGGGGTTCGAGACTCCCGACGGCGACCCGAACGGCATCGGGCGCATCGTCATGGACAACGCGTTGACCGATACGATGGGCGAGGCGATCATCAGCTGCTACAAGCACTCCTGCTCGTTCCTGACCATCGACTACGACCCCGACGATCCGTCGGGGGAGCGCATTCTCGTCATCCCGCGTTCGGCGGACTGGTCGGCCGCGATCTGGGACAACACGCGCCACCGGATAGCCGCCGCCCTGACCATCACCGACAACGACCAGTACGGCAACATGACCGCGTTCAACGCGTGGCTTCCCGGCCGCAACTATGCATGCCGGCATGATGCCGGAGGCTGGAATGCGGAACGTCAGGACAACCGGCTCGGCCGCGTCGCGGTGGTGCCCATCGTCTACGACCGTGGAGATCGGCCGTTCGGTCACAGCCGCATCAACCGCACGCTGATGAACCTGACCGACATGGCCATGCGCACCATGATCCGCATGGAAGCATCCGCCGAATTCTATAGCGTGCCCAAAATCTGGTTTCTCGGCCTCAACCGGGACGCGTTCAGCCAGGACACGTGGTCCAGTCTCGTCTCGAGCATCAACGCCGTGTCCCGTGACGAGAATGGGGACATCCCCACGCTTCAGCAGGTCACGCAGGCGTCCATGCAGCCGCACGGCGACATGCTCGAGACCATCGCCATGCTCGCGTCCGCGGAGACAGGCATCCCCGCCGAACAGCTCGGCATCCGCCTGACCAACCCGACCAGCGCGGAGGCCCTGGCCGCGGCGGAGGACCAGCTGACCCGGATCGCGGACCGGCAGAACCGCGCGTTCGGCGTCCAGCTCATGAACGCGATGCGCATGGCCGTCCAACTGCGCGACAACACGGCCGAGACTCCCGACCTGGACGGCATACGACCATTGTGGGCGCCGACCCGCGTCGTGTCCGAGGCGGCCCGCGCCGACTACTACACGAAGGTCGCCGGAGCCAACCCCACGTGGGCAGACTCCGACGTAGGCCTGAGCAAGCTCGGCCTGAATGCCGACGAACTCAGGAGCTTCCGCGCCTACCAGCAGCGGATACGGGCACAGGAGCACATTGATCAGATACGCCAACAGGCGGCTTCGAGCAGGCAGGGAGGTTCCGATGGCCAATCCGAACCTGCCTCCACTGTCGGACAGCAGCCGCAAGGAACTGGAAACGGTTCTGGATCGGCTGACCAAGGCGTACCAGTCGAGTCTGGAGACTCTGGCCGATGAGGCGGCGGACGCCATCGAATACGCTTACGGCCGTGCGGACGCCGACCTGACCGGGATCATGCGCGACTACGCGCGCGACGCCAGCCAACAGGCGGACGACTACTACAACGCCGTCCGCAAGGCCTACGAGAACGCGTACGGCTACACGTTGGAGGACTATGCCACCAGCGGTGTCTACGACCCCGATTTTACGCTCTACCGCATGGTCGGCGGTTTCAACGGCGGAGACTGGAACGGTCTGAACTACACGCAGCTGAAGAACGGCCAATCCCGCGCAGGCCTGACCGTGGACGACCTGTGGCCCAGCCTGAGGAACATGGACGACGCGATGCAATGGGCCGCCGACATGGTGCGCGCCTCCGCACGCTACACCATGCAACGCAACATCGCCGACGACCCCACCGGGCCCCGCTGGGCGCGCGTCACCGGAGGCGCAAAGCCATGCGCGTTCTGCGTCATGCTCGCCGGCCGCGGCTTCGTCTACCACAGCAAGGAGAAAGCCGACTTCGGCGACAGCTTCCACGACGGGAAATGCCACTGCACCGTCATCCCAGGCTGGAAGGACGACGTACTCACCCCCGCCCAGCAGGAATGCAAGAGCATGTACACGGCCGGCAAAGCGGCCGCCGGAGAAGGCGCTCCACGCAACGCCGAGCTCGCCGCCATGCGCCGCCTCTACGCCGGCAGGCTCAGCGACGGCGTCACGCCTGTTCCCAACATCCGATGGAGCCACAAGACCATCAGACCCACCGCCGACGAACTGGCGAGGCTGTCCGACTTCACCGTGCGTATGCCATGGGACACGTACACACCCGAACAGAAGCGGAAAGCGCTACGCGGGTGGACGGACGGCACGTTCAAGGAAACCAACAAGGCCTTATACGGTCAGATTCCTATGACCGACACCATCCGGGAACGCATGGACATCCTGGACGAGGCCATGAGCGACCACTGGACACAGAGACAATTCACTGTTGACCGGCTCATGCCATTGAGCACGTTCGATCTGTCAACCGTCGAAGATGCTTTCGACCTTGCACCAGGAAAGATCTATAACCATCCCGGATACATGGCTACGTCACTGCTTGACGGAGGTGTACTCGCCGACCGGAGTCTTGACCGGATCCCCACCCGGATCCTTGTCCCGCCCGGTAGCAGCGCAGTCTATCTCCAGCCAATCAGCAAGGCGCGGAAGCGACAGGAGGAAGTGCTTCTCGCCCGGAAGGGCCGGCTTCAAATAGAAGGAGTGGAAATCACGAAGCAGGGACCTATGGTGTTCGTCCGACTGGTAGACTGGGCGTTATGAACAGCAACCACTTCGATGATGAGGAATACGACCGTTTTGTATTCCACCCTGGAGACCTGATTGAGGTGACCGATCCTGAGGAGGTTGCTTCACTATGCGAGAAAACTGGCATTTATCCGTACCCGGAGGAAAAACAAGCTTGGATAAGCGAAGAGGGTAAGGCTCGGTATCGCCAAGGACTTCCAGCGTCCACTTTCGATTTGGCCGACGAATATGACCGGCTCAAAGCGCAGGGGAAGCTATAACGCACCTACACCCTAGATTCCCATCCACCCGCACGGGTGGTTTTCTCATTTAAGGAGCCAACCATGGATAAACCAGCTGAACCTGCATCCGTCACGGTGAAAGTCAAACCCGACCTGGGCGAGCTGCGCGCGTTTATTGCGGACATGCTTGCCGTCATCGATAAGTATGATGACGGCAAGCAGTCGGATTAGATCAGACGCCGTGCTTTGGCGCATTCGTCACAGACTGGTACCGCGCCGGCAGGCATGTCGGCCGGTGGTTGGATGTGCTTATGGCAGTAAGCGCATTCATGACTGTGTTCGGCGGCATAGGCGTCAGCCGCCCGACGTCCGATTCCGGCCAGATCGCTGTTCTTCAGCGTGATCTTCACTTTGCCCATTGGAGTCCTCCTTTCCGCGGATAAGGCCCGCAGACAAGACATTAGGAGAGACGACCACCAGACTGTTCTTGACCACCCGCACGGGTGGTTTTTTTATGCCCGAAACGGGCCCCGTATCAACCATTAGGAGGAATCATGGCCGAGGAAACCAACACCAGCGCCAACCAGTCGCAGGACAATGCGGAGCCGCACGGCGAGCAGCAGCCTACGGATTGGGAGGCGAAATACCGCGAGGCCATCGCCCATTCACGCGAGTGGGAGAAGCGCGCCAAGGACAACAAGACGGCCGCCGACGAGCTGCAACAGCTCAAGGAGTCGCAGATGAGCGAGGCGCAGAAGGCCGAGGCCCGGACCGCGAAGCTTCAGAAGGAGCTCGACGCGTTGAAGGCCGAGAAACAGGCCGATGAGTGGCGTGCGCAGGTGTCCAAGGACACGGGCGTGCCCGCGGACCTGCTGCACGGCGACAGCCTCGAGGCCATGGCCGAGTGCGCGAAGGCCCTCGACCAGTGGGCGCATCCCAAGCCCAAGGGCATGCCCAACCAGGGCGGCAAGCCGGATCATCCTGCCAAGGGGCAGGAGACCCGCGACTTCGTCAACCGCATGTTCTCCGACTGAACTCCTACCAAGCAACCACATCCCAATCCCATTCCCGAAAGGAAACGAACCATCATGGCAATGACATTGGAGAAACTGCCCCTGCCCAGGGAGCTCGCCACCGCGGTGGTCAACAAGGCCAAGGACACGAGCACCATCGCGGCGCTCAGCCCGTCCAGCCCGATGATCTTCACCGACAAGGACTTCCTCATGTTCAACGGCAAGAGCGAGGCCGAGGTCGTGGCCGAAGGCCAGTCCAAGGGCTCGTACGAGCAGGACACCACCACCGTGAGCGCGAAACGCTTCAAGGTGCAGACCACCACGCGCGTCACCAACGAGCTCCAGTGGGCCGACGAGGACAACCGCACCCAGATCATCGAGGCGATCCAGCTCGACCAGGCCGCCGCCATCGGCCGCGCCCTCGACTACGTGATCTACCACGCCGTCAACCCCAAGGACGGCGAGCCGCTCACCGGCTACGACGCGCTGACCGCAGGGGCCGTGCAGGTGCCCGCCGGCGACGACGAGATCGCGAACGTGGACGCTCTGGCCGACGCGCTCAACCAGACGTACGACGTCAACGGCGTCGCCCTGTCGCGCACGTGGGCGTCCCGCCTGCGCAAGGTGCGCGTCCCGTCCACCGGCATGCGCTTCTATCCGGAGATTCCGCTCAACCTGCAGGCCGGCAGCCTGGATGGCATCACCGCCGCCACGTCCGGCACGGTCAACGGCACCAAGGCCAAGACGCCGACCGGCGTGCTCGCTCTCATGGGCGACTTCAGCCTGATCAAATGGGGCATGGTGCGCGACATGTTCGCCACGGTCATCCCCTACGGTGATCCGGACCATGCGGGCACCGACCTGCAGAACGTGAACATGGTCGCCTACCGCACCGAGGCCGTGTTCGCGTACGCGGTCCTTGATCCCAAGGGGTTCGCGGTGCTCAAGACCCCGGCCGGCGAGGGGGCATGATGAGCTTCCCCGTGCAGAACCTCATCGTCCAGCGGCGCACGGCCAAGCACAAGGCCGGCCCGCTGGACGCGCCCGTGGCCCTTTACAATCCCGACGGCACCCCGTTCAAGGCCGGCGGTGACGCGCCGACCACGATCCCGCAGGGTGCGCTCACTGCCGGTGACGGCATCAGCCTGACACGCGACCAGGATTCCGGCGTGCTCACCGCGTCCATCAAAGCCAAGGGCGTGACCGCCGCCATGATCGCGGACGGGGTGATCCCGGCCGCGTACACGCTGCCCGCGGCGTCCACTGCGGCGCGCGGCGGCGTGAAGCAGTCGCCGCCGGTCGCGCAGGTCACGCTCGCCGACCCGGCGGAGGCGGCGGGCGAAAGCCCCACGAAGGCGGAGTTCAAGGCGCTGCTCGACTATGCGAAGGCGTTGAAGACCACGCTCAACCAGCTGATCGCGGGCCTGTCGGAGGCGGGCGTGATCGCCCCAAAAGCCTGATCCTGTACATGGGCGCGGAACCGTCCCACAGTGCGGGACTGCCCGACGACGGCAGTCAGATGAACCTGCGCATGGTCTACTGGTGGATGCCGGATGCGAACGGCACCCACCCCACCGGCAAGTTCACGCTTCGTGTGGGCAGTCCCGACGCGCCCGCTAAAGATATCGTCCTGAAGAACGTGTCCGGTGTCAACTTGTTCGGCTTCCGTCAGGGCAACTATCTGATCACCGAGATGCCACTGAGCGTCTATGACCTCCACCTGTTCGTGGAGGCTTCGGGCTCGTGGTCGGATGGGCGCACGATGACGGACGACATGCGCGAGACGAGCATGCTCGACGCGGCGCGGGCCACGGTCGACGAGCCGCTCGCCAGCGAGGCGGCGCGCACTGCGGCCCGGCTCGTGCTCGACGCTTGGCGGCGGCATCAGACCGACCCCGCGTCCCCCGACGCGGACCGCGCGGAGGACACGGGCGTGTTCGGCATGGAGGTGGACGCATGACCAGCCAGAATCCGAGTCCGGCTCCCCCGTTCGCCACGGTGGACGACCTCGCCGACCGGTGACACGCGTTCACCGACGGGGAAAGACCCCACGTGCAGGCGAAACTGGAGGACGCGAGCGTGGTGGTCATGGGCCTGTGCCCCGACTGGCGGCTGCTGCCCGCCGACACGCTGCGCGTGGTCGTGTGCGGCATGGTCAAACGCGCCCTCATCAACGAGGACACGGGCGGCGTGTCCCAGTCCACCCAGACGGCCAACGGGTTCAGCGAGGCATTGACCTACGCGAACCCGATGGGCGACCTGTACCCGAACCAGACGGAACGCAGGCTCCTCGGCATCGGCCGACAGCGCATGTGGAGCATCGACATGGCCACCGGAAAGGCGGCGTCATGATGCGCGGCGAACCGGTGACCGTCACATGGCACGTCGACACCGGCGAACGCGACGACGGCAACAACCCCATATGGGCGGAGGAGTCGCAGACCGTGGCCGACGTGCTCGTCAGGCCGGGCGCGCAGGCGAACGCCACCGACTCCACCCGCCCCGAGGGCGTGTCGGTCGCGCTCACCTGCGCGTTCCCCCGCGCATGGGCGTACCGGAGTCTGCGCGGCGCGCGGGTCACGGTGCGCGGCCGAGACTACCAGGTGATAGGCGACCCGATCCCCGTGGACGGAGGGCTTACGCCCACCCGGTGGAACCTGCTCGTGGAACTGTCGGACTCGAGGGGATAGGAGACCGGTATGGCGAACACGAACATCGTGAGACTGAACCTGCCCGCGTTCACCGAGTACCGCCGCTCCCCCGAGGTCATGGCCGTGCTCGACGCGCAGGCCCAACGGCTCGCCGACCGGGCCAACAGCCGGGCGCGCGGCGAATGCGAGCATCCCGAGCACGCGCGGTTCCGGGCCCTGGACGCCCGGCCCACGAGCCGGGGCGCGGCCTCGATCGCGACCAGCACGGGCGATCCCGGCTGCTACCGGCACAACGCGAAGCACAACACGCTCGTCAACGCGCTGGGAGGCGGCTGATGGACACGAACACGCCCGACGCTCCTCCCATCGTCCCGGAACGCCTCGTCGTGGAATGGCTCAACCACGCCGGCGATCTCAA